ATGTTTTCTAGATCTAGATAAAAATTTATTATAATGTTTAACTATTTCTTTAAATACTTTTGATGCGTATTTATAGTCTGGAGTAAACCATTTTGCATCACCAATTAAAAAATCATTTTGAGCCGTTGGGTGTATTGGTGTTAATCCTCCAGGTAATTCTGTTATATATTCTTTGTTTAAAAAGTCAGCTGGCCCGGAGTAGTGTGGTGCTATAACTGGCTTACCGGTTGTTGTAAATTCTAATAATGGTCTTCCAAATCCTTCACCTTTAGTAAATGATACCATAGCTTTTACTTTTGTATTATTATATAATGAATTCATTTCATTATCAGTTAAATCACCATGCAATATATAGATGCTTGGAAACTTAGTACCTTTTGGAAATAATTTTATTATTTGTCTTACATTTTTTTCCATTTGATCTTTATCAACAACCGAATATGTAGCTCCAGATGTTTTTAATATTAAAGCTGGAGTATTATTTTTATTTTTAAATGTATCTAAAAATGTATGTAACATTCCAGTAATGTTTTTTCTATCTTCGCCTACTTGTCCTTGTAACCAATGTCCTACAAATAAGAAACAAAATGACTCTTTAATATCTTGCAATTCTAGTATTTTTGCAGTATTATTGTTTTTATTGTATATTGTTTCGTTAAAATATTCTGGAACTACTTTTATTGTAGTTGTAATTGTTAATTTATGTTTTTCTGCTGTATTTTCAAAGGATTTTTTAGTAAATTCAGAAGGAACTATTGTTATTTGCATTTTATTAATTGACTCTATCCAAGCTTCTGGACATACATCGCCTTCTGTTCCAGCTGTTACTCCTATATTAAATTTTCCAACCGGCTGAAATTCATTTGGCACTGTAATCTGTACCCATATATCTGGTTGTTCTGATAATGGTAGTGCAACTAAACTACGCATCCAATTATCTGGTAATGGATATGTAAATGGGGTATGTCCCCATGGCATTGAAACTAATTTTATGTCCCATTCATTACTTTTAAATTTAAATGTATTTGTAATAAATTCTCGCGCGTGATGTCCGTAACCTGATTGTGTTGCTACTGGACTTGAAATTACACATTTTCTCATACTATACCCATTTCTTTATATGTTACTAATTCTACTTTACTTAATGTATATTTTGGTCTTTTTTCTTTTGGATTATCAAATAAGAAATTCATCATTTCAACCATTTTATCTGCCATTTGTTTTGATGTTAATCCATTTTGTAAACAAAATTCACGACCATCTAATCCACATTCTATTCTTCTAGTTGGCATTACGTTATACCATTCTAGAATTGCATTTCCAACATCTTCAAATTTTACTCTATCATCAAATATATATGGGGTTTGTGGAGATCCTTGTAATGATCTATTAGAAGGAAATACAGGCTTTACCCAACTTCCATGTTTTTTGTATTTTCCTTCGTGATTAGTTGAAAATACATCGTCAAATGTTATCCAATTTCCATTCTCATCTTCAAATCTACATTGATCTTGTAATCCGCCAGTAACACTATTAATAATAGGAGTACCTGATAATAATGATTCGGTACTACTTAGTCCCCAACCTTCATTAGATGCAATGTTTATAGTAACATCTGCTATATTATACATTGCATTTAAATCTGCTGCTCCCACTTTTACTTCTGAAAATAATATTTTACATTCTGGAGCTATATTCTGCCAAACTGCTCTTAAGTCTGTACCATTTTGATCTGATATTTGAGTATGCATAACTAATGCAACTTTATCTTGATCTTTTTTTGGCAAATTATTTCTGAAATGTTTAAATGCTAAGATTACATCAGCTGGAAGTTTTCTCCTTATATTTCTATTATTCCAAAAAACAACAAATTCCACATTATTTTTAACTTTAATTTCATTATATGCTTTTTGATATAATTCATCATCTTCTGGTATTGGTCTAAATTTATCCGAATTTAATCCATGAGGAACAAAGCCAGTAATAATTTCATCCCATTCTAAATTAGGAGTTTTTGTATTATCTTCTACATCATAATCATACACCCCATATCCGTTCTGTCCCAACACTTCTCGATGTATATTATCAGATTGTTTAGAAATTCCCATTATTAGGTCACAGCTACCGTAAAATGGTGAATTCCACATAGGATATGGTAAATCGTCCCAAATTGAATAATATACAATTGGAGTGTTATATGTTGTTTTTATTTCATGCTCTAGTTGATATAACCAACCCCAATATCTAGGATCAGTGAAATGAAATATAGCATCTGGTTTTTCTTTATTTAATATTGAAAATAATATATTTCTATCACCATACCCATTATATGGTATAATTTTAACATCTGCATCTTCAACGCCAGTTTCTTTTTGTACATCTGCAGACAAATCAAATGCTTTACCAGCATCCGGATGATTTACTGCAGCTCCAACTTGAATCCAATCATAATGTTTTACGGTATTTAAGACAATTTCTTTTGATATTGTTCCAATTCCAGATGGCAATCTAAAATCATCTGATAATAACAATATTTTTTTCTTTTTTGGCTTTGTAGGATCTAGTTTTCTTAATTTTGGTAACTCCATTAATTTCCTTTATAACTTTTATATAAATATTAACCTAATATAACTACTGGCTTATTTAATTTTTGTATTTTACTATATGCTGTTTGTAATTGAGGATTCATTTCATATTCATTATTTAATATAATCATATAATCACAATTTTCTGCTAATAGTCGCATTCTATGTAATAATTGAGAAAAGTGATATTTTTTTCCATAATATGATTCTGGTAACATTGAATATAAATTTCTTCCTGTATATGATGGATTATATTCTTGATATGATATTCCAAATTCTAATGCAAATTTTTTAACCATATAATTAGCTCCTTCAGAGCCTCCGCCAGATACAATAATTAGTTCTTGTTTAAATTTTTGTTTTAATTCTGAAAGTACTTGTTGTACTTTTCTTTTATTTTGCCATTCTTTATTTCCAATAACAGCAATTTTCATTTATCCTTTTAGTAAATCTTTTGCATCATCGCCATCAATCAATGAATCATATTTTTTTATATTAGCAATCATTGCATTTAATGATTTTCGTTTATCTTCTGCATCTGCATACTGTGCAACAATTGTATCCATTTCTTCAGTATGTTGAGGATGTTCTCCAATACCAACTGAATTGTTCAAATAAATATCTAATCTAGCAACAGCGTCTGCTTTATCTGCTTGATATTTTGCATATAATGCATCTAACATTAATCCATTCATATTTTTCCTTTTTATTTATTATATTAAAAATTATTGACGAATCCTATCTTCTTTGGGACAATTATCATAATCCATCTTAAATGGACACCACTTACAATGTTTAGACCCCTTTCCAGCAATAGATAGATAATTTTGTTCTACTCGCTTCTTGCCAGTTTCATCAAAACAAAATTCTATAAATGAGTCAATATCACGTTGAATCTTTTTTCTAGTAACTGAGCCAGACGCTGGATTAAGTATTTGTATACGTCTTTGTGGAAACATTGATTCTTCTAATAACTTTCGTTTTACTATAAAGAATTCAATATCAATATTGTCAATTGGAGTTCCAAATTGATCAGAAAAGTATTTTTTATAAGCAACTAATTGTGCTGCCTTAAGCTTATCAGCTTTTTGCCATTTATTCCAACCCATTCGGCTAGTTTTAATATCTAATATTTTTATTTTATTTAATACAGTGTCTCTAACTACTATATCTATAAATCCATACCAATAAACATTTTTATTAACTGATGATGCTGGAATGCCTAATTCTACTTCTATCCCAACTAGTTCCATATTTTTGGTAGAAAAATATTGAGCTCTTCTTTTTTTGAACCAATCTAATATTTGTACTCCATCTTCTAAATGTTCTGCTAATTCAGCTGGAGTTGAAAAATGTTCTCCATTATTAGCAGCAACACCTTTTTTATATTCTTGTTTCAAACATTCTAATAACATATCACGAAGATCTATTTGATCAGCAGCTTTAACAGACTTTGTATACATTACTGTTAAGTATTCTTGTAATGTTTCATGGAAAGCTGTACCAAAACATGTTGCAATATTATGAGTAAATGGAGCTAATTTATCAATATACGATAATTTCCATTGTTTAGGACATTTTGAAAACATTGACCATTGAGAATAAGATATCTTAGCAGGAACCTTAGATACATCATTTAATGACAATTTATATATTGGATTTATATAGCCGCTTTTCATATTATGGATATAAAATAAGATCTTGTTTAGACTCTAGGATAAGATCGTCTTTTATTTCAGAAATTTTATCATAAAAATTTTCTACAGCTTCATCGTGATCTTCTTGGGAGTCAAAATCTTCATCATCTGGATATTCTGGGAGATTATCGTCTTCCATTATAAATTCAGATCCGTTTTGATTAGCATATCCTCCTGAAACATGTAAATACGCTTCATCTTCACTTCTAGCTTCCATTTCAAATTCTCCTCGCTTTGTAAACCAATCTGCTAATTCATGAAACAACTCTTCTGGTGGATACCATGCTGAATCAAATGTCAAATCAATAATATCATCGTCTATTTGCCAATCATGTACAAAACACCATTTTGCTCCTACATTTTCAGTCATCCAATCTCTAGTTAAATTGTCTTTTGGATAATCTTTATATAATAACCCATATAAATTATCGGCCAATAAATCACTTTTTTTCTGCCAATCTGCTTCTTCAACTTCCGGAGTAAAAATTTTATCTACAAAGTTTTTTATAAGTTTTTTTGAAGCTTCTATACTTACAACTGTATATACGTTATTTGCCATATTCTTTTTTTATTATATTATAAGAAATTATTTGGATTGATCCAAATATTCAACTCGATAAATTTCAATTAATTTGTCTGAATTAGCAATAAAATTATAATGAATATCTACTGGTTCTGTAATTGTTTGTTCAAATTTCATAATCTATTATTTACCTTTTAGCATTTTTTTAATTTCTTTTTCTGTATATCCATATTTTGACAACAAAGTACTGCAACTATCTTTAGACATTAATTCAATGTAATCAATGGCTTCCATTTTACTTACTAGATAGTGGTCTGCAATTTGTGAAACTAACTGAGTATCGTACTTATCTTCCTTTTTTCCTTTAATGTACTTAGCAAAGGTTCTCTGGGCCGGTAATAAGCCGTGATAGAGACGATAAGTATCTCTAGGTGATAATAACCCAATTGTATATTTTTGTAACTGATTAATTACTTCAATTAGTTCCATTCTCATTGATAACCACCTATTCACAATAAAAGGGGCGAACTTTTTTTGATCTAGATCTGTATATTTAGACCATTCTTTCTTTTGATGTGTCATTCCATTCATAAAATCGAAGATAGTTGCAGGTTTCTTTGTCATAGTTTATATTTGTGTTTATATATGTCAATAAATGATTTGCCAACAGCCAATTCTAATACTACAGCATTTTCAGGTACTCCTGGCATTTTCTTTTCATTAACAACATCAACATTTTTGTTTTTAAAAATTTTCATTTTAGTTTTAGCATTCTTTCTATTTGAGTTTTTAAATACTAAAACAACAGGGCCTTTTATATATGGAGCTCCCATTAGTTTACTTCTAGTTGAAATTCTTCTGGAACATGACCACAATCATCACACCTAAATACTGATACTGGATATACTGTGTCTTTATCCTTACCGGTTAAGAATCTAGATACTTTATTAATACGCATTACTTGTCTAAAATACATTCCATCGCATTCTGTGCATATCATTGGTTTTAAGTCTTTTGGACTAATATTTGGTTTAGTTGGATTCATAATGTTACTTTATAATTCATTCATTAATTTTACAAACATTGCCATGATATTAATTTCTTTATCTACAACATTTGTATCAGTATATTGTGATTCTGCTATAATTAATATACAGGATGCTATACTACCAGTAGCAAATTCATCTAAATTATCATATAAAAATGTATATAATGGAGTAAAATCTTTTACTTTACTATCTGCAATAAGTTGTCTTAGTTGCTTAAATGACTCTTTTTTATCTTTAATATTTTTTAAAATATTTAATAATTCAGTCATATAATTAGCTTGTACTACACTATTTTTGTCTAATACTAATTTGCCTTTAACTACATGACTTTGTGCAGCATTAATAGCTCTACGTATATCTGGATATGAAGAGTTAATAATAGCAGCAATATCTTTAATATCATAGTCTATTTGTTTTTCTTCTAATACTGTAACTAATCGCTGAGCTACATCTTTTTTACTAGGAGGCGTTATTCCAAATGTCTGGCATCTACTTTGTATTGGATCTATAATTTTTTCAACATAATTACATGTTAATATAAATCTAGTAGTCTTACTATAAGTTTCCATTAAATTACGCAAAGCTGCTTGTGCATTTGGGGTAAGATAGTCAGCTTCATCTAATATAACAATTTTCCATCTTTTAAATCCTACTGACGACGCGTATCTTTTTATTTTATCTCTTACCGCGTCTACTGAGTTTTCATCAGATGCGTTTATATACATAACGTCACACTCAATTTGATTTGTAATAATTTTAGCTAGTGTGGTTTTACCTGTTCCTGCACCGCCGTAAAATAATAAGTGCGGAACATCTCCATTTTCAATGAATATTTTGACTTTGTCAATAATATGTTCATTACCAATATATCCATCTAATGTATCGGGTCTAAATGCTTCTACCCATAATGTGTTTTCTGTTACTCCAAACATAATTTTATTTTTTTCCTGTTGACCCAAATCCGCCAGAACCTCTATTTGTGTCAACTAATGCCAATACAGGATTCCATTCTATTTGTTCAACTTTATTTAATACTAATTGTCCTATTCGTTCTCCATCTTCTAGATAAACTTGTTCATGTCCATGATTAATT